TAGTGTTTCCGCTAAATTCATAACTGCTCTTTGTCGCTGTTCTTCTTTATTGATTTAGAGAACTTTCCTTGGTCACGGGATTTAATCGCACCAAGCAACTTTCTCTCTAATATCTCTGCTTGTTCTTTAGGATAATTCCTATTAATCATCTCTAATAGATTGATTGCACTGGTAATGATATTGTGGGCTCTACTCTCAATAACGTGACTTGTATCACGATTATTGCCGATAGCTTCCAATTCCTGCAGAAGGCTGCGAGTTTGTTTTTGCATAATAGTTTCCTAATAGTATTTATCTATTTTACGGTTTTATTTCTTTAAACTGTTAAGCAAATTTTTCAATTTTGACCCTTGAACATCTACTACAACTTTCTTGTTTTCAGGCTCTAATATTTCTCCTGTAGCTTGGTCAATAATAGGATCAGTTGATTGTAGTGTAGATTGTGGCTTTAACTTATTCATAATATCAATAGCACTAGGTTGAGGTTTATAACTATCGTCACCGTCGCCCCCATTGTCGCTAATACGCATGGTTTCAATATTATATTCTAAATCAATCTTCATACCTACACCCGTCGAACTACGTGACTTCATACATTGAATCTGATATTTACCTCGCTCTCGCATACTACGACTTGTAAAGATACCAAACACATTATCTGCTGTGTTAATCTTACTGATACCACCAGCAATGTGACTGTGGTCAAATTCAATCTCATCTACTGCACTACGATTTAACTGTGATGCAGTCACCATTAGTATCCCCATCTCTTTTGCAAGATTACGCAATTCTTCAGCAACATACTTGTCTTTGATGAACTGGTCGTTAGGATTGACTTTAACAGATACTGGCATTACTAGATCCAAATAGTCAATCATCACAAAGTCAATGTTAATACCTGTTTGAATTTGTACCTCTTTTAAATAAGCACGAATGTCATTTACATTACTTTGTGCAGGCAATCCTTTAACACGATATTTACCTGCTTTCTTGCCTACCATCTTAACTTTGAGTTCAGTTGATCCGATATCTTTACGAATATCTCTTGTACCCATATTAGTTAACATAGCATCTGTACGCAAACTAGTTAATTCTTCACTCAATTCTAATGTGACATAGACTCCGCTCATTCCTGTTTGTAACCAATTTAATGCTATGTTCATCATAACAAGACTTTTACCTGAACCTGAACCACCTGCAAAGATATTCAATTCACCACGACTCATACCACCATATAATATCTTATCCATTTGCGGCCAGCCTGTACTAACTTGTCCACCACTGTTAAAATATTTGTTAATTCTTCCTGCTGGATCAGCAAAATAATCTGTACCCATGTCTTTCTGTAAACTGATTTGTACTGCATCTTTAATTAGTTTCTCAACAGGACCAAAATCACCTTTCTCAAGTAAGTCAGCACTTTTTAATATTGCTCTTTCTAGTTCTTGTCGTTTAGTAAAACTTTCAAATTCTTCAAAGAACCAATCATAATGTCCTTGACTCAGTTCAGGTATGACTTCAATATCTATACCAGTTAATGCTTTAATCTGTGTACTATCAGGTAGTACTCCATATTTTGTTGTATGCTCTTTAAATAATTCTGCGGCAGGGCGCAATGATTTATCAAAGTTTTCCGAGTTCATGATGTTCATAACTCTGGTATATAGCTCGGCATTTGTAATCATCATTTGCAGAAACAACTTTTGCAATTCTACAGTATATTCTTTATTATCCGATTGTTTTCTCAATTTTCTTCCTCTGTATTTCTATTTTTATTTTACTCATTGTAGCATTTTGTAAGATACTTAATAGAGTTGCCAATTTACCATAGCGCACTACAGCATCATTAACATCCTTAATATCCGTTTCCCAATTAGGTAAACTAACGCTATAACCTAATTCTAATGCCCTATCACATAATTTTAATCCTGTTTTATCTCTATCAGGGACTACAATAATTTGTTTATTTAATGATGCAATCAATTGTGCTTGCTCGTTGCTTATGTCATCATGCATAATTGCTATACCATCGATACTTAATGCATCAAATATACCTTCTGTTAAGATACATACTTGCCATTCAGGTTTCTGTATATCAATGTTGAACACATAGCCCGGCTGTTGTTCGTTGATATATTTTGGTATTTTATTGTCTAAGAACCTGCTAGTGTGACCAACAATTTTATTCTTATAAGTGTAGGGAATGATTATTCTATTTGCGTAACGACCTTTTAGATTAGGTGTTATTAAGAACGGATACTCATTATGATTTATCCCCCTCGATTGCACATAATCAACATACACTTTGTGTAATGGATTATTTTCGTCTAACATTTCACCCTCAGGTAATTCGTGATCCTTGAATTTGATTTTTATTTTAGTTTTCTTTTGTATGACAATATCAAGTAAATCTTTTTGTTGTAGACTTTCTAAACTCCACTTACCTATTTGTGTATCGTCAATGCCGCACCATAATAATAGTTGCTTTGTTTTATATGATATGCTACGACCTAATACAAAGTTACATTTGTATCCACAGTTAAAACAATGCATAGACCAGTTAGTTTGTCCGTCAAACTTAATGCCACCTCGCATTCTGCGGTCAGGTTTATGCCCAAGATGGCCGCAACAAATAGCATTAAAGCTATGCCAGCCGCTACTTGTAGTCTTTTTCTTGCCGGGAATTATAGATAAAATATCAAACATTAGTAGTAGTATAACATACTCTAACAGAGATATCAACAACTATGGTTGTTTATCTTGCTAATATATTAGTTACCATACCAGCATTGCTTTCAAATTGCATTCTGATATATGGGTGAAAGCCTTCTACAACATAACCTTTTGTATCGGTTACTTCTTCATATGTGTCAGCAAAGATTGGATACCAATCTCCATCAACAATTGTGGAACCTTCAATAGCTATGTTACCATAATAGTCACTATATTCAGCTTGTATGGTCAATATGCTATTGTCATTTGTACTGATAACGCTAGTGTAATATATTAGATTGCTATCGCTATTCCCATTTGCGTTATTATTAGGGAATGCTTGACCAGTAGGAATTGTTACAGGCATTGAAGGAATAAAGCTAGGAAGGATACTATTAACAATGTTTAAATCACCACGTGCTCCTGCATTTTGGTCTACAAATACAGGGAAGTCAAACTCACCCACTGGGATTTCTAATGAATAATAACACTTCTGTGCATCAAATCCGTCTATATCAGCAGGACCTAATTCTAGTGCGGCAATACCCGTTGCAGGTAATTGTAATGTTAATGCTTTTTGTAATAATACCGCTCCACCAGTAGAGTTAATAATTCTACATACGATAGACTTACCTGTAATATCTACCGGTTTTTGTTGCTGATTAAGGAACTGAAACTGTATTTGATTGTCTACACCTTTGTGTAGGGTCAGTGGTTTGGCATACTGAGGCATATAACTCCTTGGCGAATATCCTGATAATAGTACAACGATCTGGCGTTGTGTATAAATGAAAACTTGGGTTGAGTACACAAATGTAATCTCCTATTGTGTATTTAGTCATCCATATATATTAATTTATTATTGGTTTGGGAAGGGTGATAAATATATCCGAGACTATAATTTTAATGATACAAAACGAGTTTTTTAAACGCCTAACTGAAAATCACCCCTTCATAACCATTTGTGCCTACGCAAATCAGGATTATGTGGGCATTGTCCAGAACCGTGACGATATCGTCACCACTATATATGACTACGGGGCTATTATAGATAATAACATTAAAGAGAAATTCTTGGAATTAGGAGACGTTTGGTGGTGGGAAAGTAATAGATTAATTCCCATAAATCTGTTCTTAAAAGATGAATGGAGTATCTTTAAACCCTATATTAGAACATTCAATAACAAAAGTCTCACAATACTACATGGTCCTGTATGTAGTATCATTGAATTAAACAAACGTAGAAGCAAACGCCGTAGCATTACACTAGTTAAACGCTTACCCTAATAGGTTCATATGCACTGCAACAAGCCATGAATAGGATATAGCATGACTTTTCTTAAAAGTATACCCATCAGTTCCCTTATCCCATACAGTTTTAGCAATTTCACTCCATCGTTCACCGATCAAATGCTTTTTACCAGGACGAATAACTGCTAAAAACATAGCTAATCTTGTAATACTATCTACTGGTTCTGGCATCTTTTGTAAATTGTAGAACTGATTGTTTAAGTGAATTAGCTTTTCTACAAATATAGGATTTTTTAATTTACTCCAATTGGGTTCATGCATCAACTCTATAAGATGTTGTTCATCACGTACCTGACTATAAACGTGTACATTCAATAGGTCTAGTTTAAAATAACCACGCTTATCTGCAACTGTATAATCTATACTTGCCATATCATTAACTGGATCGTATGGCACATCTGTAATATACACCCCGGTAGCATGTTTACGTATAGGCTTTACATTACGCATTGCCGCAGGAGTATGCTTAATTAATTTTAATAAATCATCTCTTGATCCGAAGTCAATGTCAATATCACTATCTATTCTCATCTTGCTGGTGCCACCAATTCTGCTTTAATTAACTTAGTATACGCTTTTTGAACAACAATAGCTTGTCTTTCGGCATCTTCTACTGCTTTGTGACTTGTACTATGACCACCGTCTTTAAGTTTTACACCCGTAATGTCGTAAATAGTTCTAGTATCTCTAATAGTCCAGAAAGGCCAGGGAATAGGATTAGGCTTGTTGCTTGTTTGTCTAAATGCATTTTCCATAACAACTACGTCAAAACTCGCACCATTACTCCAAACAGCATCACGATTCCAACAGAACTTATAAAGGGTCTCCATGCACTCTTTAAATGGCACACGTCCCCCGTCTCCCATAGCTTCTTCAAGTGCTTCAGGGCTCTGCTCACTCCACCATCGTAATGTATCTTCATTTATACTTCTCCCGTAAATTTCTGTTTGATCCTCAACTGTAGGTCGTAATTCTAATCGTTCAACTACACCTTGTCCTTTAGGATCAAACCTTACTGCGCCAATAGTTAGTATAACACAATCAGGTGTTGTATCTAAACTTTCAATATCTATCATAATGTGATTTGCCATATTACGCCTGTAATGTTTTCCAAATATATTTCTTCTCTAAATAGTCCTGAAACTTTATTGCTTCATCTTCATTATTAAATGCTACACCTTTAATATCATACATATCTTCTAGGTATCTAGCGTAGTCTCCATTAATATCTTGTGCCCAGGTGTGCATTGTAATCCACATAATATCTACTTCTCCACCACTTAATACCCCTGCCATTATTGCAATACCAACTTCTTCACTACCGATATCAGCAAACAATACAGCCAATAGTCTTTTCTTTGTATCAAACTGCCGGATGCTCTGCCATTTAGGCCATGATACTAGAAATTTATTGTTTTGTACAGTGGTTATGGGAAAGGGGGTATTGTTCATTGGAATTTTAATAAAAATATTAGGTACTTCTTTTCGTCAACAATCTCATAACCATCAGTTATGTTACCATTAATAATGTTCATTCTTATACCATATTGTCCTATAAGGTAATCTTCAAAATCATATGCGTCAAACTCTTTGTTCTGTAGCATATATTCTTTGCGTACAAGTTTTAATGCTGCCCAATAATCCCATCGTTTCTTATGCTGTTCTAATTTAGGATCATCGTCATCGTAATCTTGTATGTGAGGTATTGTTGCCATCAACTCCACCTCAACGTAAACATAATGTAATCTCTCTCATATCTAAACTTAAAACTAACTTTATTTGTATCAGTAACACACCATCTACAATGTCGTCTGTATTTGCCTACATTACTTACTAACCATTGTGTCATCTCATTGTATTTGTCAATGTGTTCTGCTCTAACTGAACATTCATACCATCCTGGCTTAGTATATGCCCAACCAAGTACTTGGTCATAATGCTCATCTATTATTGCCATCTAAGTAGAAACCATTCTAAATCTTTTTTATCACGAAACCAAAACTTAGAATTATTCATATACCATCGCATGTCAGGTGTCCATACTCCATCTACTGAAGTTGGCCCTAATGTGTCAACTATCCATGCTTCCATTTCTTTCCATTTAACACTACTCATTGGTTGTACAGTCAAATACTTTTGACCATAAACCGTACCCTCGCTAAAGTCAAAAGAATTCCATCCTAATGCAGACATTAACACCATTGCGTCAATATCTTTAGCCATCTGATCGGCTACTTG